GGTTCGGCCAGCATCATGCACGTGCCGACCGGTCTGTTCGTTTCAGGCTCAGCCGGACGCATCCAGGCCATGGGCGAAGAGCTACGCGGCTATCACGGCAGATTGGGCTTCGAGCAGAAACTTTCCGCCATGGGCAAGACAACGCTTTTTGCGGAATATGGTCGGATCGAAATTAAGGGCGTGGATGACTATTGGGGCGGCGGTATCGTCCAAGCGATCGACCCGGCAGCCATGGAGGTTTATCTATCAGGCCGCAAATACGACCTCGACGGTGCGGCTCCTGGCGTTGTCGATGATGCCACGGTGATCGTTGGCGGGGCTCGTATCCGGTTCTGATGTGACAAAAAAAGCTCAATCAACATCAAATCCAGCATGTTGATTGAGCAAATCAATGCACTGTGGTATCTGATCTTCTCAAGGGATGATGCTTGACTGATTTGGACCTCGTAAGCGTAGGTCCCGGAGCACCCCGGCCAACACTCGCATTGGCCACATTAGGGTATTGCGCCCAAACTTCGGAAATACCAATGACCCCCCGGCAGGCACTTTCGGCAGAGCTTGACCGCATAATCGCGGACGCTCAAAGAGCAAAGCGCCTGATCGACCTAGACCGCAGACTGACAGAGGATTGTTGCGCTGAGTTCGACGCACTACTGAGCTATCAACGCGCATATGGTCTCGCCGTGTTGCTGATCCATCTGCAAACAGCAACCTCATCAATCGAGTATCACTGAAATTCGCCCGCGCCCTCCGCACAATCGCTGATAGCCCATAGTGGCACTCCCGGACACGGGCGCGGGCGAATGCTTCATGAGGTAAGAATGACCATCAACTTCAGCCAGATCATGACGCTGATCCAGCAGGCGGTATCCATCACTCTGTTGCTGATTTTTGTCGTGACGATCGCGCAAGCCTACGGCGTTCGCATCCCGATGGTCCCGACCATGCCGCCGCTCAATCTGCTGTACTTCGCCGCCGCCTGGGCCTTCCTGCAGGGTAGGATCAAGTTCGGATGAACGATATGGAATTGGCCAAGCAGGTCGTCATTGACGTGTTCAACATCGACCTCAAGGGCGAAATCGGCCGCATGGCCCGCGGCGGCGTTCCCAAAGAAGACAAAGCCGACATCGCCGATCGCGTTTTCAAGCTGATCCAAAAGGTCAGAGCCGATGAACGAGCCCGCACGCCAGCATGACATATGGGATTTTCTTATCTTCGTGAACCATCCAGAGGAATACGAGGTCAGCGTTAATCGCGATCTCTCATTCAACGTGCGAGAGGCGAAAGAACAGGACGATTACCCCACATACAGGTCCGGCCGCATCCTCACATGGTTCTTCGATCTCACCGGTTTTGCCGGCCTGACACTGCCCAACCGAACCGTCTACATTCATCCTGATTACTGGGACCAGGACTGGCTCATCCGCCACGAACGCCAGCACATCCGCCAAATCGATCGTGATGGTCTTTGTCTTTGGTCTGCCAAAATCGTGTGGTACTACATCCGCTATGGTTATCGTCGATCCCCACTAGAGGTCGAAGCGAGGCAAGCTGAAAGAGATGATTGATCTCGACGATCTCCGGCGTCACCTCAAGTATGACCCGGAAACTGGTGAATTTTCTTGGATACGTAGGTATCGCAACGAAAACGGAAGATCGGCTAACGCCCTAGTGCTTGGTGTGCCTCTCAAGAATGTTAGCCCTTCGAACGGTTACGTAAGGATAGGGTTTCGCGGCACGAGATATCTTGCGCATCGGCTGGCCTGGTTCTACGTACATGGTCGTTTTCCGCGGTTTTGCATTGACCATGTCAACGGGGACCGCGCAGATAATCGGATTTGCAACTTGAGGGAGGCAACGCGTTCACAGAACCTGTGGAATGTGCCGCTGAAAGCTGCAAACACGTCAGGGTACAAGGGGGTTTCATGGGACCGAACGAGGAATAAGTTCCAGGCTAAGGTGACGGTGCACGGGAAACAAATCCATTTAGGACGCTTTGATAGTGCAGCGGAAGCCTATCAAGTGTACTGCGCAGCAGCGAAGAAATATCACGGTGATTTTGCAAGGACCGCGTAGACGAATGAATAGTAATTGGCTTCCGAACTGCCGCGATTGCACCCGCTACCAGGGCATAGGCACCACGCCTCCACATGCCGGCATCTGCGAAATCGGCCGGCACAAGGTAAACGCCAAAGACCAGTGCTCGATTGATAAATTCAAAATCTGCGAAGGCCAGCAGACGTGAAAGTCACCGAATTAACCCGCGCTCTACTTGCCGCAAGACGTGAACACGCCGAAGCGCTACGAGAATTTATGAAAGCCGGAACACACAGAAGCATATGTGTAGAGGACCGCAAACGTGAACGAGAACCAAATCACCGCCCTAGCTGACGCCATTATGAACATGGCAGAGCATGACCGCGGACTGGGATGCCTTGGATAGGGCTTGAAATCGGGTTGTTTCCTGGGAAGGCAAAGACAATGCCAGCAGTTGACCTCATCCCCCAGATCATCGCCATTGCCAAAGAGCATGACACCCAAACAGCAACGGGCATGATCAAGCGTCTGTTCAAGGAATACGATATCCACGTCTCCAAAGTGCAGCAATGGACGCCGGCAGAGCTGGCCAACATCAAAACCGGTGCCGATCATCCAGATTATAAGGTCGAGGAATACAATCCGCACGCCATCGCAGACAAAACCGTGTCAGAGCAGCTTGTTGACGTATCCAAGCCGGCGAACGCGGACGAGATCATAGACGCCCTGAAGAACCTCGGAAGCCCAAAGCTCAACCCGTAAGGCAACCCAAATGGCTAAGGTACAGGACAAAGCCCAAGGCGAAGCGCAGATATTGAGGCATTTCCTGAACAGTTACGTTCAAACATGGGATGCTCTCAACTCTGCTCTGTGCACCGGGCAAACCCTGTATCGATCCCCTCCCCTTGAAGGCTCGTATGTGTATGCCCTGCTGTCTCCGGACATGGGTAAAATCATCTATGTAGGCAAGGGAACGGGAAGACGTATGTTCCACCACGTCAGGGACGTGCGACGAGGGCATGTGTCGGGGTTGAAAAAATATAAGGCAATTCGAGATCTGATTGAAAACGGCTTGGAACCAGTGCCGGTGATCCTGATGAAAGGCCTATCGTCAAGACAGGCGTTGACGCTCGAGCGTCTTGTCATAGGGCTGATTGGTAGGGTGAATTTGTCAAATTCACTGCCCGGTGAAGGTGACCGATGGGAGATTGCTTACCAAAAGGTGTATCCGGTTTACAAGGGCATGGGAAATGTATGTGCCTGGCTAAGATCAGCTAACGTTACTCCCGATCGGTGGTCGTCTATAGCGCTGGCCATAGAGGCTGTGAAGCGAGGCTACGGCTTCATACAGGAGATGAGACATGCCTAGAGGCCCAGGAGGCAGGCCACCAAAGTACGAAAAGAGTATGGCAAAGCAGGCCGCCAAGCTCTGTTTGTTGGGAGCAACAGATGCGGATTTGGCAGATTTCTTCGAAGTTTCCGTCAGAACAATCGAGCGCTGGCAATCCCAGCATGCCGAGTTTTGTCGGGCCGTAAAAGTTGCCAAGGAAGAGGCCAATGATCGAGTGGAAAGGTCATTGTATCAGAAGGCTGTAGGCTTTCAGCGCGAGGCGGTTAAGATATTCATGCCTGCAGGCTCGGAAGAGCCAGTATATGCGCCCTACATCGAGAATGTTCATCCCGATACGGCTGCGGCAATCTTCTGGCTCAAGAACCGCAGGAAAGACGAGTGGCGCGACAAGCAGGACGTTGATCATAACCACAAGGTCACGATCTCAGAAGAGTTCGAGGCGTTCATCAGGCGCTTGAATGCGCCGCAAACAGCGCCGCGACGGCTTGAAGCGCAGACGATCGACGCGGATTTCGATCAAGCGCATGACTAATTGTCTAGCGAAATGCCAGGATTGTCGGCCTGAGACCTCAAAAACAGGGGTTTATTGTCTAATTGCCTAAATACAATCGGGACTGGCGCGAGAACATAGCGAGATGGTCAAAGTCGCCGTTTCACTTCGTTCTTGAAGCACTGTTCGAGATCACGGAAGACAACTGGCACCCTTGGGAACCTGGCTCTCCGTTGCCCGAGGTTCTGCCGAACGGGCCAGAGTTATGGCAGGGCGAGTTCCTAAAGGATGTCGGCGCGGCGATCACGGATGGCCAGCGCCGGTTTGCTGTTCGGGCTGGTCACGGTGTTGGCAAGACAACCGTTGAAGCCTGGGTGGTGCTTTGGTTCCTGCTGTTCATGCGTCCGTGCAAGGTGCCGATCACTGCGAACTCTCAGGATCAGTTGCGCGATGTGGTTTGGGCGGAAATAGCTCATTGGTGGCGCAAGCTGCCGCCGTTTCTGCACAACATGCTGGAGGTTGGCGCCGAGCGCATCGTTGTGAAGGCTGATCCAACGGAAGCCTTTGCTGCGGCGCGGACAGCGCGGCCCGAGAAACCCGAGGCCTTGCAGGGGTTCCATAGCGATAATTTGCTGTTTTTGATCGAAGAGGCATCAGGCATCGATGACATAATTTTCGAGACGGCAGGCGGGGCGCTTTCGTCGGAAAAGTCTTGGGTTATGATGTTCGCCAACCCGACGCGTACTTCCGGATACTTCCATCGGGCTTTTCACGGTGCCCGTACTGGCTGGCGAAGGTATCATGTGCCTTGCGGGGCATCTTCACGAGTATCGCCGCAATACGCGAAAAATATGGCGAACGAGCACGGATCAGACAGCAATGTCTACCGTGTTCGCGTGCTTGGTGAGTTCCCGCAGTCCGAAGACGATGCAGTTATCCCGCTGGGCCTCATTGAGGCATCGATCGGGCGGGAAGTACAGCCAAACGGCATGGCGATCGTGTGGGGCCTGGACGTGGCCAGGTTCGGTGATGACACGACTGCATTGGTAAAGCGACGGGGCAATATGCTGCTCGAGCCGCCGAAGGAATGGCGCAAGGCGGATCTGATGCAGACAACCGGCCTTGTGACGAAGGAATACCGAGAAACACCGCTCAATGACCGGCCAAGCGCGATCAACGTTGATGTGATCGGTATGGGCGGCGGCGTGGTGGACCGTCTCAATGAGCTAGGTTTGCCGGTTCGCGGCGTGAATGTCGGGGAATCACCCGGCATCGATCGCAACCGCTACATGCGGCTGAGGGATGAACTGTGGTTCGAGGCGCGCAAGTGGTTTGATAGTCGAGCGGTTTGCCTGCCGGCTGAGACGCCCGAACAAAAGCGCGCCTGGGACTTGCTGACGGATGAGTTGGTCGGCCCGAAATACAAGGTTGAAAGCTCCGGCAAGCTCAAGGTCGAGAGCAAAGACGAGATGAAGAAGCGGGGCATCAAGTCACCGAACCAGGCCGACGCCTTCTGTCTGACGTTTGCCGGCGGCGATTTGTTCCCAGAGCATCTGATGAACCGCCCGGCAACGAGCACGCAAGGCTATGATCCGTTCGAGGTGGGCACCGCAGACTATGAGCGCCACGTCAGGCAGATCAATGCGGGCACGGAGTATTCGCCATTCTGACTGATGACATCGTAGAAAAACTGCGTGCAGCATCGAAGCGGGCGGCCGCATTGGGCGCAAACCTTGCTGGCCCGGTTCAGACAGTAAGGCAGCTGCAATCCGCTTTGGGGCTGCCGTATACGCCGGGACCGTTTGTTGATTTGCGCAAGACGCAGGAGCAAGCGGCTGCGATGAGTTCGGAACTAAGTCGGCTCGCCGATGAAGTGGCAAAGGCTGCCGCGGAGTTGAGGGAAACGCTGGATGCTGACTGATCTAACGCATAACGACATCGTATATATCTGCGCAAACATGCGCGATCGGGATGCGCAAGAGATTTACGGTCTACGAGACTACGATAATGCCGATATGCTTGCCATGGAGGTATTCAGCGTCATTACCAATCGAGGTCGCGGCAAGATTTCATGGCACAAAGGGCGCCCGGCTGCCATCGCAGCGTTCGTTGAAGAATATCCGGGCGTGTGGAGTGTGTTCATGTTCGGCACTGCGGACTTCAAAGCCGGCGCGATGCCGTTGCTCAGGTGGTTCAGGAAAGAAGCGAACATCATCCTTTCCGATGTCAACGGGCACCGTCTGCACTGCGACAGCCGCGCCGACTATGCGGAAGCCCACAAGATGATCGAGGCGATGGGCGGCGTTCGCGAGGGTCCGCCGATGCGCAAGTTCGGCAAGGATGGATCGTCTTATCAGCGCTTCGTCTGGCTCAATGGCGAGAACGATCAGGTGCTCAAGAGCGGATACGTGAGAGCAGCGTGAACGCGGCAGTCACCGAACTGCAAGCCTTGCTCGAAGCGAAGCGCAAGACGCTCGAGGACGACAACAAGAACGTCCATCACCATTTCACGAAGGCCGATGAATACGCAGCCAAAGTGATCAAAGGCAAACGAGAGGTTGCGGATATAGAGGCAGCGTTGCGGCAGCTTGGGGCAGAGCCGAAATGACGATGTTCGTCCGGACTGCCGGCACCATATCGTCCGGGAACTCGATAGCCGGCAGCGACATCAAGATGCGGGTCGATAGTACGACAACAAGTGCGCCGGTGGAGGCGACACTTGAGATGCTGATTGTCGAAGATTAGGCGCAAAGGAAAAAACCATGTGCATGGGCGGCAGTAAGGGTGGCAACACAAACCCGCCACCACCTAACCCGGCGACGACATTCGAGACGATCAAGCGTGACGATCCAAGCCAGCGCGCGATGGTCTGGCAAGGGCAGTCTGGAACGCCGGTCAACAAGGTGACGGCGGCGGATTTCGGCAGTGAATTGGGCGACGCAGCGAAGCCCGTAGTTCAAGGATAGGAGAGAGCATCATGTGCATGGGTGGCAAAAAAGGCGGTGGTACTCGCGAGATCATTCGCGAAGTTCCGGCACCAGCACCAGCGCCAGCAGATTATTCGAACGTCGATCAGCGCAAAGCAGCGGTTGCGGCCTCGACCAACAGCCAGACATCATCGACCGGCGGCACGTTCGGCGCTGAGTTGGCATCAGGCGGCACGGCTGCCACGAACACTGGAGGGCCAATGTAATGTGTGGTGGATCAAAGCCGCCTGAGCCACAGGCACCGCCGGCACCGACACCGATGCGCGATGAGCAGCTTGATGCACGTTCCTCGACGCAACAGAAAGCGCGCCAGGCAGCGGCCAGCGGCTATCAATCAACGCTTCTGACAACGCCGGGGCAGGCTGGCAATGCCGGCACGACGCCGATCCTTGGGGGCTAGTTGGAAATTGATTGAGCACGACCATCTAGTTGCACAAGTGCGGTATGACCCTGCTAGCGGTTTGTTTTGGTGGCGTGTTCCAAGCGTTGGTCGCCGCATGAGAAAGCCGATGGGTGGATTAGCGACCAACGGCTATTGGCGGATCAATATTGGGTACGATCGTTATCTCGCGCATCGTCTCGCTTGGTTTTATGTCCACGGCATTTGGCCGTGCAAGGACATTGATCACATCAATGGGGACCGGTGTGACAATAGAATATCGAACCTACGTCTTGCTGATAAGTGGCAGAACAACGGAAATTCGGAAGCCTATTGCACGAGCTCGACTGGTTTAAAGGGTATCTACTGGGACAGGCAACTTGGTCGATACTCCGCTCGTATCATGGTGAATGGAAAAAGGAAGTATTTGGGAGCCTTTGACACGCCAGAACTTGCCCATGAAGCGTATCGCGAAGCTGATATAGCCTTGCGCGGTGAATTCGCGAGGACCGCCTGATGGCTCGCAATATGTCTTATGCCAGCGGTGAAGGTGGCAAGGATGTCGATAAAGCCAAGATGGAGGAGCTCAAGCGCCGCTACGATGGTCTTAAAAGTTCAACTGAGCGTTCCAATATGGAGGCCCATTGCCAGGAAATAGCGGAGCTGTGTGCGCCGCGTAAGATCGATTTCGTCGGCATGCGCACCCAGGGCGAGAAGAAGATGACTAAAGTCTATGATCCGACCGGGATCATGGGCGTTGAGATGCTCGCTGCCGGCCTGCACGGCATGGCAACCAACCCGGCCAGCAAATGGTTCTCGCTGCGCATGGTTGGCCACAGCGGCATGGAAGATGAAGAAGGTAACCTGATTGATATCAACGAGATGCCGGAGGTGCAGAAATATCTCTCCGACGTTGAGCAGATCATGTGGCAGCGCATTTATGCGCCGGGGACCAACTTCACAACCAGCCTTCACGAAATCTATCTCGATCTGGCCTCGTTCGGAACGGCCGTGCTGTTCGTCGGTCAGCAGGAAAGCGGGGGCCTTCTGTTTGAGTGCCGGCCGCTTGCTGAATGCGTCATCGCCGAGAATGTGGACGGCATCGTTGATACGCTGTTCCGCTGCACCGAGTACACCGTCCGGCAGATGTACCAGATGCAAAACCGGATGGGCTGGAAAGTCTCGGATCAGGTCAAGGAGCTCTACGAGGCACAAAAATACGATGACAAGGTGAAGGTCATCCACGCGATCTATCCTCGGGAAGACAGAGACCCAGGAACGAAGAACGCAAAAAACATGCCGTTCGCGTCGTGCTATTTCGAGCATGAAGCATGCCACAAGCTCGGCGAAAGCGGCTTCCCGGAATTTCCTTATCAGGTGGCGCGCTGGTCGAAATACAGCGGCGAAGTCTATGGCCGCTCGCCGGGCATGATTGCGCTGCCTGACGTCAAGATGCTCCAGGCGATGGTGCTGACCAAGATCAAGCTGATGCACAAGGCAGCCGATCCGCCGCTCTGGCTGCGCTCGGATGGTGTGACGGGCCAGACGCGGACGGTGCCGGGCGGCATCAACTACTGGCGCGGCAATCCTGGCGAAGGGGTAATGCTACAGCCGGTCAGCCTGCAAGGGCTCAAGGCGATATCAGAAGACATCATGCTTCTGAAAGAGCAGATATTGCGCACGTTTTTTGCCGACTTGATGCGCATGACCGATCGCGCAAACATGACAGCGACCGAGGTCGTGCAGCGCACTTCTGAAATGATGCGCTTGTTCGGGCCTCTGGTTGGCCGTCTCGAAAGCGAAATGCTCGGCCCGTTGATTACGCGGGTGTTCGGTATTCTCAATCGTGATGGCCTGCTGCCGAAGCCGCCGCAGGTGCTCGAAGACAAAGAGTTTACGGTTGAGTTTGTGAGCCCGGTTGCGACCGCTCAGAAGCAGCAGGAAGCCAACCAGGTCATGCAGGCGCTCGGCATCGTGTTGCAGCTGGCCGGCCAAGAGATGGGACCGCAGCTTATCCAGAAGCGCGTTGACCTCGACAAGCTGATTTCATGGCTCTGGGATCTGTTCAACAACGATCCTGACTTGCTCAAGAACGAGGAAGCCATGGAACAGGGTGCGCAGATGGAGCAAGCCCAACAGATGATCAACATGGGCGGCCCGGTCGCGGGCATGCTCAAGGATGGCGGTCAGGCTGCACAGGCACTGAGCCAAGCCGGCGCTACGGCCGGTGAAGGCGGTATGGATATCGGCGCGATGATTCAGGCATTCCAGCAGAACGTCAGCCAAGACCCAGAAGCACAGGCAGAACTCGCGCAGTTGGTGGAAGGCCAGATGCCGGAAAGCATGGCGGCACTCGGCGAAGGTATGCCTGATCCTGAAGCGCTGCTTCCTGAAGATGAACCGGTGGTGTGATGCCAAGAACACGCAAAGTCCCGACGCCCGACAGCAGGGTTGCCGAAGCGTGGCGCACGATCGCCATGACGGAGCACGGCCGGCTGGCGCTGGCTGAATTGTTTCTCAGCCTCAATCTTTATTCGGAAATTCCTGGAAGCGATCCAATCACAGCCGGCATAGCAATCGGTGAGCGCAACGTTGCAGTGCGGATCGCTGCATGGTGCGGGCGTAAACCAGAGACGTTCATGGCGGATGCCGCAGAGGACGTTGATCTGGTCGATGCAATGAGCGAAAACCTTATGGAGAAATACACTCATGTCTGAAACGGCCTCGATCGAGACAACCGGAGCAGAAGCCGCCGCCCCACCTATTGAGGGCGGTTCTTTTTTGACGGATATGGCAAGCCAGCCGGTGCCGGAAGCGCCGCCACCAGCCGCCGGCAGCGCGGATGAGGCCATTCAGCAAGCGGTCGTCGATGGCGAGCGCCCTGAGTGGGTGCCGGAAAAGTTCTGGGATGCTGAGAAGAAACAGCCCCGCACCGAGGATATGGGCAAAGCCTATGTGAACCTCGAAAAGCTGATGTCGAGCCAGGACCGCGTGACGCTGCCAACCAGCGAAGACGATGACGAAGGTCATGAACGGCTGTTTGCAGCGCTGCGCCCGAAAGAACAGGACGCCTATGATTTCGGGGAACGGCCGGAACTGCCGCCCGATCTGCCCTATGACGAAGATTCAGAACAAGCCTATCGCAATTGGGCATTTGCGAACGGTCTCAGCCAACGCCAGGCGCGCGGGCTTTACGAAGGCTTCGTCAAAAAGCAAATCGAAGCGCACGCCAACTATGCCAAGGTGCGCCAGGAACAGCGCACGCAATTGCAGCACTCGATGCAGCGCGAATACGGCAACGGCTACGATGCCGCGCTTCAGCGCGCACGCAGCACGATGACGAAATACGGCGACCCGGATTTTGTGCAATACCTCAACGAAACCGGGCTCGGCAACGACCCGCGCATGCTCCGTTTTGCTGAACGTGTCGGCAAGGATATGAACGGCGAAACCCGGCTTGTCGGCAAGCCACAGGCGCAGGCCAACCCGCAGGATTATCAAGCAGCGATTGCCACGTTCAATCAAAAGAACGAAAAGGCGCTGTTTGATCGCAGCCATCCCGATCACGGTCGGGTGGTTGCCGAACGTAACAAGCTATTCGAGGCGGCTTATGGTGGAGATGCTGCATGACGGTGCAGGATATCCGCCTGAAATGCCTCGAACTCGCTAACCCGAAGGTCACAAATGCAGACGTGGATTTGTGGATCGAACGGGCGCGAGTTCTGGAAGCTTACGTAGCCGAGGGACAAGGCGACGAGCCCCCCAAGAAACGGCGCGGCCGGCCTCCGCAAGTATCAGTAGGCCAGGCTTAGCCCGGCATCACGATCCGAACGGCCCGGCCTCACCGGACAACCCGTAGGTTCGACGAACCCTTAACATCAGCCATTGGAGGTTTGCATGTCAGTGCAGATCACGACGGCGTTCGTCGAGCAATACAAGGCGAACGTCTACCATTTGACCCAACAGAAGGGGTCGAAACTTCGGCGCGCGGTGCGTGTCGAAAATGTTACCGGCAAGTCTGCTTTCTACGAGCAGCTTGGTTCAACGACCGCCCGCAAGCGCACCAGCCGGCATGCTGATACGCCTCGGATGGACACTCCGCACGCTCGCAGGCGTGTGACGCTTGAGGACTATGACTGGGCCGACCTTGTGGACGGCGAGGATCAGGTCCGCATGCTTATCGATCCGACATCGCAATACGCCGAGGCCGGCGCCATGGCCATGGGCCGGGCAATGGACGAAGCGATTGTCGAGGCGGCAACTGGCACGGCTTACACTGGTGTCGATGGCTCAACCTCGACGGCCTACGACACGAACAACACCGTTGGTGTTCAGGTCGTCTGGCCGGGTACGTCGGCGGCGGATGCCGGGCTTAATGTGGCGAAGATTCTCGAAGCCGCGAAGATCCTCGGCACCAATGAAGTCGATCCTGATGATGAAAAATACATGATCGTTCCGCAGCGGCAAATCGCCGGTTCACTGCTGAAGGATGAGAAGATTTCATCGCACGACTTCAACGCGATCAAGCCGCTGGTCGATGGCAAGGTGAGCTACTTTGGTGGCTTTACTATCATCCCGTGCAACCGCACGACGACGGATGGCAATGGAGATGATCAGGTTCTCTATTGGGCCAAGGGCGGCATGCTGCTCGGCATCGGTAAGGACATCGTGTCTCGCATTTCAGAACGCGACGACAAGAACTATGCGATGCAGGCGTTCGTCTGCATGACGATCGGCGCAACCCGGATGGAAGAAGCAAGGGTCGGCCAGATCCTGTGTGATCCTTCTTCTGGCCCGACTGGCGCATAAGGAGGCTGACACATGGCAGTAACGACTCAAGAGAGCGACCAGTACGCTTCGATTTTCACGACGAAGCCAGCGGCGCTTGTTTCAACGGCGGTCTGGCATGGCCGCGTGCGAGGGGCGTTCTTCACGCACACGCAATCGGGCGCCGGGGATGCAACAAGCTCCGTCGCCCTGGTGAAGCTCCCGCCGGGATCAGTTCGCCTGATCCTGCCCGGCAGCTTTATGTATGTGAATTGGACGACGGCTTCGGCGACGATCGATCTCGGATGGGACGCATACACGAACCTTTCCGGGACGGCTGTTGCGGCTGATCCGAATGGCTTGCTCGACGGCTTGTCTGTTGAGTCCGCGGATGTGATCGGCTTTGAGGAGCTGACCACACTCGCTGGCCTTGCGGCGGATGGCTACACCAAGCTGTTCGAGAGCAAGGATGGCGTGGTTATCCGGGCGACGTGCCAGGATGTTGCGCTTGCCGATACCGACTCGCTCGGCGGCATGTTCTTCTACATGCAAGACTAAGGGGGGATGGGGGCTACGGCCCCCTTTTCCATATGACCAGACGCTATATTCGAACCAGGCGACCTGTCGATATCCGCGGCATTACGGGCAAGGAAGCCGAACGGCTCAGGGCAGAATTGCAGACGTTCCCGGCTGCGGCCAAGCCAGACGAGGCGATTGTTGAGAATGCCTCGGCGGCCGGGCTTCCGGCGCATACGCACACGGCATCGCAAGTGTCGGATTTCTCAACGGCGGCGGATGCGCGAATAGCCAATGCCGTTGGCGATACCGTGCAGGCTTATATCACGCAGGGCGGCGCGATTTCTGATGCATCAGGCGGGGCCACGGTCGATGCCGAAGCGCGCACGGCCATCAACGCAGTGCTCGCGTTTCTCAGGGCAGAAGGATTGATTGCAACGTGAGCGCTGAATCTGAAACCGAACTATGCAATCTGGCTCTGACCAGCATAGGCCATAAGGTCATCACCGACATCGGAAGCGACACAAGCCAGGCGGGCGATCTGTGCCGGCTTCAGTATTCGCGCTGCCGGGATTCAGTGTTGCGTGCGCATCCTTGGAATTTCGCCGTGCGCCGGGTGGCGCTGGCTGCATCTGGAACAACGCCAGCGTTTGAATATTCCTATGCCTTCACGCTGCCAAGCGATCCATGGTGCTTGAAGGTCATTCGCACCAAATGGGAGGCGGAAGGGTATTCATCTCGAGAATCCTACAATGATGGGGTTTGGTCTGAATCGCGCATCCCGTATCGCATCGAGGGGCGAACACTGCTTGCCAACGAGGCGACGTGCTCGATCGAATACATCGCCCGGATCACTGACACGGTGCAGTTCGATGCGCTCTTTACCGATTGCCTCGCCGCACGTCTGGCGGCCGAACTGGCCATTCCTCTGACTGATAACAAGTCGATGACCGAGACCATGTGGCAGGTCTACACGTCGAAGCTAGAGGAAGCCCGGACGGTTGATGCGCAGGAAGGCTCAGCCCGCGAAACCGTTGACACTACGCCCTTCGTGACAGTGAGGCTCTGACTTGGCCAAAGTCAACGCGATCGTTAATAATTTCACCGGCGGCGAAGTCTCGCAACGGATCTGGGCGCGGCCGGAAGTGTCGAAGGTCAAGAACGGTTGCCGTGCGCTAGAGAACGCGATCGTCGCGGTGCAGGGCGGTGCCTATAAGCGCTCCGGTACGCAGCACGTTGTCGAACTGCCATCGACCGACCGTCACCGGTTCATCAGGTTTCAGTATTCGACCGAACAGAGCTATATGCTGGTGTTCGGGAATAACTTCGTGTGGTTTTGCAAAGACAAGGGCATCATCACGCATTCGGCCAAGACCATCACCGGCATCACGCAGGCCAACCCGGCTGTTGTGACGAGCGCGAGCCATAACTTTTCGAATGGTGACAAGGTTTATGTGACATCGGTTGCGGGCATGACCGAAGTCAATAACCGGTGGTTCACGGTTGCTAATCAATCAACCAACACGTTTGAACTGTCCGGCGTCGATAGCTCGGGTTACACGGCGTATTCATCGGGCGGCAATGCGGGCGAGATCGTTGAACTGACAACCACCTACACGACCGCGCAAATCCAGAAGTTGCAAGTCGTGACGGTTCGCGATGTCATGTATATCGTGCATCCGGCGCATCCCATCCGCAAGCTGTCGCGGCTATCGGATACGTCCTGGACGCTGACGGAGCCATCGATCACGACCGGGCCATTCCGCACGATCAACGCGGATGATACGCTGACGATGACGCCATCGTCGTTTGATACAAGCGTGACGGCATTTGGCACCTACACCGTGGGCACGACGTTTACGATGACGGCGGCCAGTGCTTATTTCACATCGGATATGGTCGGCGGCTACTTCCGACTGTACGAGGAAGGCGGCGGCTCTGGTATTGCCGGCGCGGCGCTCGGTGACAGCACCAAGTCGCTCGCAAGCGGCAACGTCTACACGTATCAAGGCAATATTTACGGCATATCCAATCTGACGGGCGCATCGAATTGGGCCACGTTCAACAGAGTGCCAGAGCACACATCGGGCACGGTGCGTGTGCATGGTTCGTCATCTGGAACGGTCTATTTTGACAGCAACTTCCTGCATCCAGGCTATTGCGTGATGCAGATCACGGCTTATACGTCATCAACACAGGTGACGGCTACGATCGTGCGCTATCAGATGCCTGAATCGATCGCGGGTGAAACCAAAACGATCAGCGGTATTACACAAGCCAATCCCGGCGTCGTGACGACATCAACGGCGCATGGTTTGGCGAATGGCGATGTCGTTACGCTTGAAAGCGTCGTCGGCATGACGGAGGTCAACAATGTTGCCTTCACCGTGGCAAACGTTGCCTCCACTACGTTCGAATTGTCCGGTGTTGATACGTCCGGGTACACGGCTTATTCGAGCGGCGGTTCGGTTCGTTTCAATGGCGCGACAACCTACTGGCAAGAGGGGGCATGGTCAGACTATCGCGGGTTTCCAAACGCTATTACGCTATTCGAGCAGCGGCTGTTCACAGGTGGCACCGACTACGATCCAACCGTTATATGGGGCACGCGATCGGGCACCTTCGAAGATTTCGAGGATGGTGACGACGATGACGATGCACTTGCTTACCGGCTGCCGGCCGGTCAGGGCGATATCATCCGTTGGATGTCGGGGCGTCGGGCTCTCATTTCTGGCACGTCGTCGGGCGAGTTTGCAATCGCGGCGTCCAGTCAGCAGGAAGCACTCAGCCCGTCGAACGTCAAAGCCACTCAGCAAACCGATGTTGGCTCAGCAAATGTTCTGCCTGTCCATGTAGACCAGGCGGTGCTCTACTGTGAGCGTGAAGGCGAGCCGGATAATGCTTCGCTACGGCTCAGAGAGTTTGCCTATTCGTTCTCCGATGATCGGTTCAACTCGGTTGACCTGACGGTATTTTCCGAACACATCCTTGGAGAAGGTGCGATCAAGGTTGCGTACCAGCGCACGCCGGAACGGCTGATATGGGTGTTGCGCTCGGACGGCGAACTAGCGTCGATGACGTATCAGCGCGAGCAAGAAGTTGTGCCGTGGCACCGCCACGCGCTGGCCGGAACCGGGGCTCTGATCAAGGAGATCGAGGTCACGGCTGGCGTGGATTCAGATGAGCTATGGTGTCAGGTCAACCGCACGATTGATGGCGGCACGGTGGCCTATGTCGAAGTGCTCGGCAAGCGGTTCCGCGAGAATGTAGACGCCAAGGCGGATGCCAAGCTGCTTGATAGTCACCTGACCTATTCAGGCTCGGAAACATCGACCATCACCGGGCTGTGGCACTTGCGCGGGGAAGACGTGACGATGCTGATCAACGGCGCGGTCGAAACGGGCACGGTATCGGCGACCGGCAGTCTGACATTGCCGGTGGCGGGCACGACGGTGACGATCGGGTATCCCTATACGATGGTGATCGAACCGACCGAGATCGAGGCAGGTGCACAAGCCGGCACTGCACAATCGCGGTCCAAGCGCGTCAGCCAAGTCTATGTGCGCGTGATCCAATCGCTCGGCGGCAAGGTGCGCGTGCGCAACGCTGATGAGCCTAATGCAGCCAATCAACTATCGGCGGGTAAGAGCTTGGTTTATCGTGTGGAAGCTGACCCGATGGATACATCGCCGCCGCTGAAAGACGGGTATATTGAACTTGATACGGACGGCGGATGGGGGAAGGAAGTGGCGATACGCATCGAGCATGACGAGCCCTTGCCGTTTTATTTGAGCGGCATCGTCGTTGAACAATCGGTGACGGGCTGATGTGCGCCCCTGCCGCCGCTCTTGGCTTGGTTGGCGCCGCAGTGTCGGCGGCCGGCCAGATGCAGGCCGCGAACGCACAGGCGGCGAATCACGAATACAATGCGAAGGTCGAGAAGATCAACGCGCGCTCGCGGCGCCAGGAAGGCTTGCAGGAATCCGAGCGTATCGGCGAGAAATACGACAAGCTCCAGGGTCAACAGACGGCGGGATATTCAGCGGCCGGCGTTGATCCTTTCTTTGGCTCGGCTATGTCGGTGTTCACGGATACCGCAGAAGCTCGCAACATTGATCAATCGACCAATTACACGAATGCGGAATCCAAGGCTGTCGCGCATGAGAACAAGGCGCGGCAGGAGGAATACGAGGCCAAGTCACAGCGCAAGGCTGGCAAGCTGGCCGCTGCCGGCACGTTGCTTGGCGGTCTCGGCGGTGCTGCCAAGGGGCTTGGCGGCGGCAATTTTGGCGCAGCATTGAAGATCGGATAGATGGTCAAAATCCCGCGCGCTGATCCCGCGATCGCGCTCAACATCCAAAGTCAACCGCATATCCCTGCAAGCTACGGCACGGCGCCGGGGCGGGCAATGCAGCAGCTTGGCCGCGGGATTGGCCAGCTCGGCTCTGGGCTCGAAGGCGCGTTCGGCACGGACAACGAGAACGCGGCGCTCGAAGATCAGCTGAAGCGTATCCAGGTCGCCAACGGGCTTGAGGAGAACTATCTGCAATCCAAGGCGAACTACAACGTTGATAAGGATGATCCGAACGATTGGCAGGCAAAGCGTGCTGAATACAACGAAGGCCGATTCAATGAGTTGCGAGGCAAGGTAACATTTCGAAATGAATCTGATCGTCTAAAGCATCAGATATGGGAAGAGCGGTTGCGCGGTTCGTATCGCAACCGTGCGATGAACGATGGCAATATGTTTGTGCGCCAGCGCACGGTCAACCGCACGCAATCGGCTGTCACATCGGAATGGGCCAAATTCGACCGCACGTTCGATCCGAAAGACCCGTATTATATCGACCCGACCGATCCGCAGTTTGAAGAGAAGTTCGGGCAGCGGTTTACGGCTGTGCAGCAGGGCACAGATGCGATCATCAATGAACTGAAGCTGCCGGACCAAATCAAGGATCAGCTGCGAGGCTTGAATACCAAAGCCGCGGTGTCACTGCTTGACCGCTTGTCTAAGTCCTATGGTGGGGCGGGCGCGGCGCGGGCTCTGTCCATTGCACAACGGATAATCAACGGCGAGACGCAAAACCAGGCGCCGGATAACGCGGCAAGCCAGGCAGATGTCCCGCCGCCGGGCGTAGGGCCGCAAGAAAGCACTATACAGGAAGGCGACACGCCGCCGCCCGGTGTTGGGCCGCAAGATGAAGCACAAAAGCCGGGCACATCGTTGGGGCGGATTACACCGCCGGAGCCGCAGGCAGCAGAACGCCCACAAGACAAGATGCCACCCACTCCGAGCAAGGTGGACCAGAAGCAGGCAGCGATAGCGTATGAGGTGGCGATTGAAAAATACAAAGGACGCCGCACGGTAGGACATCCGAGGACGCGGCCTGTTCGTGGTGTCATCATGCACTACACAGAAGGCGGCACCCAAATGGATGGTTTGGCGTCATGGGCGAATAAGTCGAACACAGGATATAATTACTACATCGATCGCAACGGCAAGGTGATTGATTTCGCTGGCGATAGTGTAATGAATCACGCTGGCCGGGGTCGAGGGCGAGATGGTGATGCGGCAAGGTATCTCAGCAACCGCAACTCGATCGGCATCGGCCTTATGACCCCGAAAGGAGGGAAGGCGACACCGGCTCAGATCAAGGCGGCGCATGCTCTTACAGCCCAGCTGGCGCAGCAGCATGGATTTTCTGAAAAGAATGTTTTTGGTCATGGCGAGGTTGCGGTCGGCCATAGAAAAGCAACTGAGGCTATGGATGCGGTTGAGTATATCCGAAAGAATGGATTTGGCAGATCGACGCAGGTTGCAGGCGAAACGCCGTCAGCCACAAGCACGCAGACAGCCCAATCACCGCAATCATCCGGCACGATGCTGCAACGCGCCCTTATGCAGAAGATGCCGGAATACCAGGCCCGATTCCAAGGCGCTGTTGTCGGCATGATCAAGGAACTGAAGGACAACGCGGCGGAAGGCTATTCGTTGCCGGCGGTCCAGATGCAGGGATTGCGTGGCATGATTGCAGCGAGCGGCAATAAGGACTTGGCTGCTGAGTACAATGGCCTTGTCGGGTTTCAAAAGCTGACATCGACGCTTCAGCAGAACCCGGTTGCTCTCAACGAGCAGTATCTGACAGACATGCGCGAGCGCTTTGCGAAGTCGCCCCCAACTGTCGGCCAGCGCAAGACGCTTGAGACTGTCGAAAAGTTCGTTGCAGCACAACGCACGGCACTCAAGGATAACGCGATCCAATGGGCAGCCCGCGCCACCGGTCAGGACGTGCAGCCGCTGCGCATCGGTAATCCTGAATCCATGCAAACCCGTCTGGAAGTGGCTCAAGCTACGTCGCAGCGGTTTGCAATACCAATGCAGGTGTTTACCAAGACGGAGCGTGATGCCTACGCCAAGGCATTGGAAAGCGGCAAGCTGTCGATCGGCGCGCTCGCCAAGGACATGACTGCGGTGTGGGGTCAAGACACCGCGCGCGTGGCGTTGAAGGAATTGTCCGATCAGGCACCGCAAGCGGCCATGCTTGGCGGTCATGTCGTTGTGATGGGGAAGACGCAGGTCGCAAGCTATGCGGAGCAGGGCATGATGTTGCCTAAAGTGCTGGGCAAGACGTTCAAGCCCATGGCACCTTCAGCAACGGCAGCACGTGCGGACATGACGACTGTGTTCGGTGATGTGTTCAAACATTCCACTACGGCGGGCGATACTATCATCGCTCTTGCCAATGCGGCATATGAAGCGAAGGCGCGCGAAAAAGGTTGGAGCGGCGGTGCTGACTATAACAGTTCGGAGTATCGAAAGATTTTGAGCGAATTGATCGGTGCGCGCGAGGTGGGTGGGGTTTCCTATGGTGGCGTCGGCTACCGTGGCGCGGGATGGGACGGCGTTACACAGCATAAGGTGATTGTGCCTCATGATGTTCGGACGGATCGCTTTGATGATGTCATGGCCCTGATGAAGATCAAAGATTTGCCGGTTAGACCGGTAACATTGACCGGACGGCATATGACCGAAGCAGAACTCAAAAACGCTTCCTATATCTCTACGGGTACAGGAAAATATATTCTGGCGCGCGAGGGCGAAGATGGGGTTCTTGAAACGTATAAATCCCCGGACGGTCAAGACTATGTTTTGGACTTTGCAACGGTGCGCCCGATCCTGAAGCGTCGGCGCAAGGAATGGTTTGTGCAGGAATAGATTATTTCGCCTTAGAGAGTTCGCGCTTTAGTAGTTTGCGCTGAAAGTTTAGGAGTCCGTCCACCATCTGGTATTGCGTCTTATCGTAATACTTCGCGCAGGGTATGCAGTTGATGGTGAGCAATGGCATGCCGCCGAACCAGGGAGGCTTGCCCAGTTCGGCTTTGGCTACGGCAGTTTTTTGCAGGCGTTCGCAGCGCTGCATGCTGCCTTCTTTTTGGACGATATCGACGGCTGGCTCGGGAAGCATGGCCCGGACAACAAAGTAAGCAATGATTGCACAATCGCTCATAACAAAGGCTTTCTGATGGACTTCGGACCAATCAGCACAATCAACCTCCGTGATGCGCAAGACTCGGTTCAGTCGGAGTCGATTGTCGATGAGGATGGCGCATTTGTCGGGAACAATGAACCATCAACGTGGGATATCGTTACTTCGACGTTCAAAGCTGATGCACTAGGCCGTAACGTCAACGCAAGCTGGGCGCGCTCTGAAGAAGCATATGATAAGCGCATCGAGATATACAAGCGCGTTACCGGACAGGAGCTGCAAAACCCGGAGCGCATGACGAATTTCGGGCGGCTGGCACAATCCGTCAATCGTCTTGTCGATGGCAGCACCGGGTCGATCTATGATGATTTCCGCAAGCGTGAGCTGGAGCTGTTTGAGAAACATCCAGAGCTGAAGAACTACATTGATCCTGAAGCTGACATTCGCTCAGATGCGGCATTGATCGGCCGGCGTGCAGAACAGACGATGCAAGAACGCATGGATGCATATCAGGGCTGGCTCAAGTATCCGGCTATGATGGCGGGCAGCATGGGCGCCATGCTTGTTGATCCAACGAACGCCGCAGCGATGTTGGTTGGTCCGATGGGGGCGGCGGGGCCGGGGCTTCGAGGCATTGCCATGATGGCATTGAGATCAGGTGCCTATAATGCGGCCGTGGAAGCGGCCTTACAGCCTTATGTGCAATACCAGCGCAATCAGATCGGTTTGCCGTCCGGGATCGGCCACGCGGCGATGGATGTTGCGTCAGCCGCGGCGTTCGGGTTTCTGGTTGATGCAGGCGGCCGTAGTATCTGGCGAGGCGGGAAGGCCGGCGTCCAGGCAGGGCGTCGGGTGTTGGGCATAGAGGAGCCGAAGGTCAGGGATTCGGAACCAGCAGCGGCGCCAGAAGCACCACCAAAGATCGAACCGGAGCTGATCGAGCGTGTGGAATCCGGTGATATCGATGCAGCGCGTGAGTTCGCGGCCAAAGTAGGGATTGACCAAGAACCAGCGGTTCGCGGCGCGTTGAATGGCGCTGAAGACTATGTTGACCTGATGACAACGGTTCATCTAGAAGGCGTTGACGATGGAGCCCGCGAGCGCGCATTGCTGCAAGCATACCGCTCCACGATGGACGAAGCGGAACCGCCACCGCGTATCCCTGACCCGACGCCGGATGCACGATCTCCAAGGCTGGCAGATGATGCCGAACTGCCGGGTGAGTTCACGATCGGCGATAGGCAGGCATCCAAGGTGATGCTCGATCTGCGCAAGGCGGAAGCCGATGTCGAAAGTCTCAGGGCGCGTGTGACCGATCTGGAACGGCAAGGCCGCCTGGACACGGATAACGTCGGCCGCGTGATCGCGTTCGAGGAACAAGGCGGCAAGCGTATTCTGGTTGACGGTCGGCAGCGCAAAGCCATGGCGGATGCAGAAGACGTGAAAGCCGATGCAGAAGCGATCCTGCTGCGTGAGAAGGATGGCTGGACGCTCGATGATGCGCGCAAGGTCGGCATCAAGAAGAACCTGCAGGACGGCACAATACGCGGCATGGAAGCGGCGCGGTTGCTTCGTGGTATGCCGGACCTGATCGATTCAAACCTGCCCGACACACTGACGACGGCGCGGCTGTTATCCCGCCTGTCGGATAACGCATTCGATATGGTCGAAGCGGGTGATCTCAGCCCGCGTGCTGGCGCTCTTGTGGCTGATCTGGTGGAAGACCCAACGCGGCACGCTGGCATTGCCGAGCGGGTTGGGCGCCTCGAGGACGATAGTCCGGCAGCGGTTCGCCAAGAAATCGGTGATGCGCTTCGCGACGAAGCCGACATGGAGCAGACGCAAGCGATTATTCTGGGCGGCGTGAGCAATGGCCTTGATGGCTTGGGGCCGGTCGGTTCGGAGTTTCTTGGCGCGCTGCCGATCGATGAAATGGACAGTGCTGTGGTGCGGGCGATGATGACGCCGGGTACGGTTGCCAATCGGTTCATGCGCCAGGCGGCACGGGCGGCAGATGAAGGCCAGCCGCTACAGCGCGTCATGGATGCCTTCGATCGCCGGATTATGGATGCGCTGGATAACGAAGGCGTTGACGCTCTGACACGACGCTCGTCCGATGAGCCGCGTTTGATCGATGACCCGAACGGCCCGGAAGCCCGCGCGCTCACGGAAGAACTTCTGGATGGTGCTGGCGAGCGTGTGCCGGACGGGCAATTGCGTGATGCGATTGATGCACAGCGCATGGCGCGGGAGATTGAAGACGGCGAAATCGGCGGCGACAATACGATGTTCGCGCTTTCCAACTTCGACCGCGACCCCGTCACGCCCGGCCTTGATATGTCGAAAGAAGCGCGTCTCCAAAGAGCAAGGGACATGGGGTTCGATACGGAACAAGTATGGTATAATGGATCAGCAGTGGCGCCGAAGTCTTTTGATCTGTCTTTTGCCAACAAATATAATAGAAATCCTGGTGACATAGTAGGCGTGTGGTTTTCTGAATCTCGAAAACGGGCTGAATGGTATTCTCAGCGTCATGCGGATAAATATAATTATCGGCGTCAGCGGAAGCTTAGAACGCTACTAGATAAAATCATAGGTCGGAAACCATCTTTCGATAGTGCCTATGCGCCGGGTGCGATTACGGATGTGTATATCAAGCCCGGAAATCAAGTAACCATAGATATGAATATCCCGGAAAACCAAGAAAGAATGGTGTCCCTTGTAAAAAAGGCAATTGATGATGGAGCCGACACCATCGTACTAAAGGATCATCATGACATTTTAGAGTTTGATGCGAATGGCAAGCAATATTATCCTGATGAACTGATTGTGCTCGACCCCTCGAACATCCGCTCAGTCAACGCCGCCTTTGATCCTGCCCGCTCTGACAGTTCGAACCTCATGTTCGCGCTTTCCGGCAACCAGCCGCCTGGCAACTTCACCGACATGGGCCGCAACCTGATCCGTCAGGATGAGCTTGGCTACTACTCCAAAGCGCTAGAAGCAGCCCGCTCTATAAAGCAGGAGAAGGGCACGCCAGAGCAGATGCTGAGCCAGCTGCGCAAGGCAGGGGTGAAGGAAGCAGAGATTGATGCGGTGGGGCTGGATAAAGTTCTAGCGCAGTCACCACTCGATAAATATGCCAGCAACCTGATCGGCAAAGATATTGTTAATGTTCATCTTGTTGGTAGTACTGCGCGCGGTGAAGTGGGGCGTGATATTGATTTGGTTTATGACCTCGGAAACCGTCCACTTCCCTCTGACCCGATTGATGCCGCAGAGCAAGTCACATCAATCATTGAGGGTATCGACAAGACGATTGATCTCGATTCTTATGATAGCTTTTTCAAGGTCGGAGATCGTTATTTTCATGCGTCATCCGGCGCTGGTCGAGAGATTGTAGAGAATACGTCATACGCCATGGAACAGGCGGGAAAGCCTTCAGTTGCCCTTGGTTCGAAACAACAGATCACCAAGTCCGCGATCATAGAACACCTTGAACGGTCGCGGGTGGAAGTGAGAGAGGCGGTAATGGACGAAGGACAGCCGCTGTTTGCAAACCCGCGTGCGCCCGACCCGCGCCAGCAAGAAATGGCAATGCAACTGCGCCAGCAGGCCATGGAAGGCGGCCTCACGTCAATGGGCGATCCGCAGGCCCGGTCACTGACACCGCTTGCCACATACGACTGGCCGGATGTCCGGCGCGGCCTCGATGAGATCATAGCACGTTTGCCTGATGAAGTCCGCTTTGAAGTCGAAGATCGGCTTGTGTTTCGTGATAACCGGTCGGGTCAAAGCTATGCCCTCGACGGCTACTTCGATCCAGATGAAATGCTGATCAAGGTATCACTGGCGTCGAATGACCCGGTGCGGATGGCACGCCACGAGGAAATACATGCCTATCGCCAGTTGGGCCTATTGCGTGATGAGGAATGGGACGCCTTCACACGTTTCGCCCGCGAGAACGGCATGCGTGAGCAATATGGTGTTGATGGCAAATATGGTGAGGTCTACGGCCGCCGCTACAACGATCCTGACCGTCTCGAATCCGCGTTGATGGAAGAAACCATTGCAGAGATGTTTGCTGATCGAGTGGGAGCGGGCCGCAGCTTCGGGGCCACGATCGATGGCATCATTGACCGCATCGTGAAGTTCGTTTCCGAAGTCCGGCAGATGCTCGGCATGAAAGGATACGCCCGCATTGAAGATGTGTTCCGCCGGATTGAGAGCGGTGAGGTTGGCGCTCGGTCGCCACAGATGGAAGCAGATCGGATGGCAATGTTTGCGGACAAGCCGATCACTCCGGGTCTGGACATGAGCCAGGAAGCCAGGTTGCAACGTGCTCGGGATATGGGGTTTGATACTGAGCAAGTGTGGTATCATGGGACTATCGAGGATTTCGATGCGTTTGGCACGGGTGGCGGGTCAAAATCAGCAAATCCAGAAGGTGCTTATGCGTTTAGCATGTCTCCTGACATAGCATCGTCTTACACGAGGCCACTAGGAATCCCTTCACGAGAAGGACAGCGCATTGATCGGGAGCTTGACAAGGCGCGGTTTGATTTCGAAAACAAAAACCAGGGTGAAATTCTTAAAAATCTTAGGCGTTTGCGAAAGGAAGAAAGCGCGAGAGTTGGAAAGTCACCGGAAGGTGAAAATATTATTCCAGTATATTTGCGTTATTCGAATCCTTTGGAGATAGATGCGGCCGGCCGGATGTGGACGAATGTTAATGACGGAGTGTATCGTGGCTCTCAAGCGGCACTCGAAGGGGCTGATATTGCAAAAGATATTCCAACGTTAACCAGTGAAGCTATGAACGCAGGCCATGATGCGCTAATTGTTCGAAATGTTATTGATCCTGGAAATAATAGTAGCCATATTGTTTCCGATACTATAATTATCTTCGACCCCTCCAACATCCGTTCTGTAAACGCCGCCTTTGATCCCGCTCATGAAGGATCATCAAAGCTGATGTATTCCTTCGCAGGCGAGCGTGCAGCAACAGCAGATCACCGTGCACTCGACCAAGCCAAGCAGATGGAGGCAGAAGGTCTCAGCCGTGAAGATGTCTGGCGTGAGACCGGGTGGTTCCGGGGAGTGGATGGAAAGTGGCAGAGCGGAGCAGAAACGCTGCCACAAGTTGAAGCCATGACGAACGTAGACGCTCACACTCTCGCTTCCATGGAGATGGGCGAAGCCTCCCGCATGAACCAGGTAGGCGAAGCAGTGGGGGCGTGTAAGCGATAAATGGCTGGATTGAAAGACTGCATTGATCGGCTTCACCAAGCGGGCGAGATCACGCTGGAAGACGCCCATGCGCTCAAGAAGCGCTATGACAACCTGGCCAAGCAGGTGCTTCCAACCGGCGCCGCGCGGGATCAGATGGTGGCCGAACTTGAAGCTGCCGCAGCGGATAAAGCCCGCCGTGCCGCGCTGACCGAGAACGCACGGCAACGCAACGAGCGAGCCATCTTGAACCACGTCAATGCCTCCGGATATCGCGATCCGGCAGAAGCTCTGATGTGGTTGCTTGAGCACAACGGGCAGGCACGATTCCAGGACGTACAGTCACGCATGATGGCAATCCGTGGTATGGTGCACGCCAAGATGGAACGCGCGCTGCACGAGTTCTCAGCCAAAGCCAAGATCACCGGAGACATGGCACGCCGTTTCGGGCGCACCGCAGCAAGGCTGGATAATGTCGTGCGAGAAATGTTCGGCGAGAAAACCGGCGATCAATCGGCTGCCGAGCTGGCCATGGTCATATCTGACACCATGGAAGGACTACGCCAGCAGTTCAACGCAGCCGGTGGCGCAATCGGAAAGCTTGACCGCTACGGCGCACCGCAGCACCACAACCAGGAAGCGCTAATCAAAGCGGGGCGGGGCCAGTGGGTTGAGTATATCACGCCATTGCTTGATCGTGAACGCATGCGTCATCCGCTCACCGGCCAACGACTATCTGACGATGATCTCCAGGAATCGCTTGAATTCATATGGGAGCGAATCACGACGGATGGCTGGTCAACCCGTGAACCATCCGGGGCGATCATGGGCAAGGGTGCTCTGTTCAAACAGCACGCCGACCATCGCTTTCTGCATTTCAAGGATGCGGATTCATGGCTCAAGTACCAGAAGGATTTCGGGGAAGGCGATCCATGGTCATCGATCATGGGGCACATCTCAACCATGACCCGCGACATCGCCTTCATGGAAGTTCTGGGGCCTAACCCGGTTGCTATGATGACGTACTTGAAGCAGCTTGTGCAGGCGCATGCGGCCCGCGCGAAGCCCAACAATGTAATCCGTGACGAACTGCTGACACGGATACGCCGCACGCTCGCCAAGGCGCCGCAGTCGATGGAAGAGCGTCAATATGAACTAGCCAAGGCCACGACGGAGCTTTATGACCTTCGCCGCCGGATCAAGGGGGCCAATCAGCAAACGGCAACGCGATTGCAAAAGCAGATCGATGCGAAGAACGCCGAAGTCGAGCGGTTGGGCTCTGACATGCTCGACAACCTGAGCCGCATGGAATGGCCGGATCCGGACGCGGATGAGCCGCTTGGTTCACAAGTCGCAATGAACAAGGCGGTCATGGATGAAATGGCGGACTTGCTCGCCAAGGTTCGCCAGGAAATGCCGGACCACTTTGACGATCCAATGAGCCGGGCGCGGGACTGGATCAAGTCGGCTGATAGCGTGTTCGATATTATGCGAGGCTCGCAGAATACGCCGGTCAATCGCACACTGGCCAACACCATGGCGGGCCTTCGAAATATCTCGACAGCCTCAAAGTTGGGTTCGGCGGCTGTATCAGCTATTACGGACGTTAGCTTTCAGAAGGCTACGCGCGTTTTGGCTGGCATGCCAAAGCGGTCTATCATCAAGTCAGTCATTACGGGGTATGTGCGCCAGTTGATGCCGGGTGGCCAGCAAGCAGGGGTGCGGGCTGGCCTGATCCTCGATAGTGCCATGCACGTCATGGACAAGCAGGCGCGCTATGCAGCGGCAACGGATTTCGCCGGAACAACCGGATATATCGCGGATCGGGTGCTGGCGTTGTCAGGGCTTTCCCCTCTGACGACTGCGGGCAAGCATGCGTTCGGGCTCGACCTGCAGGCGCACATGGTTGATACGCTGGCGCTGCCATTCGATGAACTGACGCCGGAATGGCGCGGTTTTCTGGAGCGCAATGGGTTCAACGCCGCAGACTGGGATCGATTGAAAGCAGTGCCTGTTCACACAGAGCGCGGCGTCTCGTTTCTTCGTCCGAAAGACGTCGAGGCGGCTGGTGATCGCGAGCTGGCATTGAAGGTTCTGGCGATGATCCACCGCTTTACTAAAATGGCGGTGCCGGAGCCAACAGTTCGTGCGCGCGCTGCCATGCAGGCTGGTACGGCGCCGGGTACGCCATCGGGCGAAGCTATCCGATTGGCGATGCAATTTAAGGGGTTCTCTGTCGGGGTGATGTTCCTGCATGGCACATCGATCTATCAGGATGTGGCACGTGCACAGGGCTTGCTTGGCAAGGCTGGAGGGGCCGCTCGGGCCATTCCGCTTCTCATCAATCTGACCATCCTTGGCGCTCTCGCGATCCAGATCAAGGAACTGATCAACGGCAAAGACCCGCGGTCTATGGATGATCCCAAATTCTGGGGGGCCGCGTTCATGCAGGGCGGCGGTCTCGGCATCTATGGTGATTTCTTGTTTTCGGATGTCAACCGCTTTGGTGGCGGCCTGGCGGATACCCTGGCAGGTCCGGTGGTCGGCTCCATCGTCGATCCAGCGCGAAACCTGATCATTGGCAACATCGCCGAGGGCATGGAAGGCAAGGACACGAACATCGGCCGCGAGTCCGTTGCCTTTCTCAAAAAGAACATGCCAGGCGGCAATCTCTGGTATTCGCGTTTGATCTGGGAGCGCATGGTTCTCGATCAACTGCGCCGCTACGCTGACCCGGAAGCTGATCGGGCATTTAGGCGCATGATGCGCAAGCGTCAGAAAGATTTCAAGCAAGAGTATTGGTGGGCACCCGGCGAGACAGAACCGCGGCGCAATCCCGATCTAGGCGCCTCTGTTTCGGTCAGATAGTACACACTCGCCACACCATCTAAGAAAAGTTGCCGACACCAACGAGCGGCTAACAAACTGATCCGTAATCAGGTATGTATCAAACGGGAATGTGCTGCGTCCCAACAACCGAGGAATGACCGCAGCACATGGCCGTTTCAACTGCATATGCACCGCTAGAGTCTGCTGGCAACGGCAGCACGACCGCGTTCTCGGTAACGTGGCCGTTTTTCCTGTCGTCTGACCTCGTGGTTACGTTGGTGGCTTCAACCGGCGCTGAGACCGTGCAGACCATCTCGACGCACTATAGCGTGTCGGGCGGTACGGATTCGGATGGCCTGCCGGCGACCGGAACGGTGACGATGGTCACGGCTCCGGCTTCGGGTGAAACGCTGCGCATCGAGCGCGCCACGCCGAACACGCAAGCGAGTGTCTGGACCAAATCAGGCTCATTTTCGGCAAAGACGCTGGAGGCCGCACTTGATCGGCGCACGCTGGTTGCACAAGAAACCTCATATCAGCGCCAATTGACCAACCGCTCTGCCTGGGCGACGGCGACAGATTACGACCAATACGATTTTGTCACGCACAACGGCAACTCATATGTGGCTCTTTCCGATCACACATCGGCGGCGACGAGCGAGCCCGGCATTGGTGCGACCTGGACGACGTATTGGGCCATTCTTGCCAAGGGCGTTTCATCCGGCATCGTCTGGGAGTTCAACACCGGCACATCCGGAGATCCGGGATCGGGCAAGTTCCTGCTTGATAATGCCACGCTTGCGAGTGTGACCGGCGCAAACATCTCGGACAGCGAAATCAATTCCGTTGACGTGTCGGCGTTTCTGGCAACGTGGGATGATAGCACCGCCAGCCCGCGCGGGCACATCATCATCAAGAGCCTGACTGACGCGAGCGCATTTGCGATTTACACTATTACCGGAGGATCGACTGACAATTCAACCTATTACACGCTGGCGCTGACGCATATCGCGAGCAACGGCACGCTTGCGGATCATTGTTCAATCTCATTCTTGCGGTCTGGTGATGATGGCGCGGATGGTGACACGCAGGAAATTTATGTTCAAAATTCCGAGCCTGCCACGACCGGCCCTGATGGGTCGTTGTGGGTGGATGCTGACAGCGCTGATAATGATCTATATCAGCTATCATCTGGCACATGGGGTGATACTGGCGTTAATCTCAAGGGTGCGGCAGGTGCTGGTTCCGGCGATATGCTGGCCGCAACGTATGACGCGGCGACCATCTCAGAGCAGCTTGTTGGCTTGACAGCAACTCAAACGCTTACCAATAAGACGCTCACAAGCCCAACGATCAACAGCCCGGTACTCGGAGCGGATAGCGTTGACGCAATCACGGAAATTGCGGCGAGTCTCAAATCTGGCGCTGATGGGACGCTGATCACTGGGACAGCAGGCACGGATGGCGATCTTGCCGTCTGGAACGCGGACGGCGATCTTGTTGATGGCCCGACGCCTCCGACTGGCGATATCGTTGGCACTAGCGACGAGCAGACGCTGACTGACAAAACGCTGACCAGTCCGGTCCTGAATACGGCCGTGTCGGGCACTGCCATTCTGGATGAAGACGATATGTCTTCAGATAGCGCCACGCAGCTCGCCACTCAGCAATCCATCAAGGCGTATGTAGACAATAACGCTGGTAGCAACTGGACGTTCGCAGCCGAGCAGGCATCAACATCTGGAACTGCAATAGACTTCACTGGCATTGCATCCGGGGCTAACCAGATTGTTATTTGGTTTGAGGGCGTCTCATTTACCGCTGGTGATGATCTGTTGGTGCAAATTGGCGATAGCGGCGGCGTTGAAACCAGTGGATACGTTTCAGCGAGCGGCTATGCAAGCGGCGATCGGTCTAGCACTGCCGGATTCATAATTTACAACGGCAACAATTTCGATGGTGTGATGGTGCTGTATCGGGTGTCTTCAGATGGTACGCATTGGGGAGCATCGCACGATGTCAATGCATCTAACGTTGGCATTAGTGGCGGCGGTTCGAAAACGCTTTCGGCTGAACTTGATCGTGTTCGCGTGACACGATCAAGTTCAGCTAGTTTTGATGCCGGTGCCATCCGGTTGGCCTACGTGTAGGAAATAATCAGATGTCGTATTCAGCAATCATGGCATGGGACAATAGCAACCGCGTTGCTAAACTCATGGATTTCCCGGACCAAAATGGTGCAGACGCACATATCGCCGTGCACGTTGGCAATTATCCTGGCGCGTTCTCTGTCGAGACGCCGTCGGCGCCTGTCTCTCACTGGCTCGTTGATCCGAATGGTCCATCTGTGTCCATCAGCCCGCCTGCGCCGTTACAAGAAGAAGTACAAGCCGAACGTGAGCGCCGTCTAGCGCTGGGCTTTGCCTATGACTTCGGTGATGCAAGGGGCGTGCATCAGATCGGCACAACGCCAGAAGACATGGTGGGCTGGCGTGATGTCATCGACTACGCCAATGCTTTGATCGATACGGGCGACACGACTACACAGATCACGATTGTTACAGATACGGGGCCAACGGCCGTGACCGCGCCGGAGTGGCAAGCTATAATGCTGCAAGCAGCAGTTATCAGGCAAACCATCTGGGCAGGATCATTTACTCTACAGGCTATGTCTCCCATTCCATCTGATTATATGTCTGACATTTATTGGGAGTAACGCGGATGTCTTGGCTTAAACCAATCTGCCTCTGGCCATCCTTTCCGGATTCTGTCGTGTACCATGTGAGGCTTGATGCCTTCCGCGCGGGCAGCTTCCGTTATTGTCATGCGCTTCCCGTTGCGCATGACATAGCGGTTGACCCTCCGGTTATTGGCCTGAACTGTCGGCGTGGCCCAGCGACAATTGCTAGGCGTATAATCTCCGTTGCAGTCGATGCGATCTATGGAGTGTTTGCGTGATGGTCGTGGTCCCATATCAGCATAGAACTGTTCGAAGTTATTTCGCCATTCCGGACAAACTGAAATTCCTCGTGCGCCATAGTTCAGGAAGTCAGGGTTGTTCGGGTTTGTTGTGCGCTGATTCATTCGTTTCCACGCGGTATATTCTGGCGTTCCGGTGCGCCCATGCTTCTTGGCTTTTGCGGACGCATTTTCGCGCTGGAAGCATCCGCATGATGTCACGAGCCCGCGTTTCAGATTTGATCCGTCTACAAAAGTGGTTGCCCCGCAATCGCATTGGCAAATCAGTTGCCGTTTGTCATGTTTCCGAGGAGCGTCAGCAACAACCGTTAGGCGTCCAAAACAAAATTGTCCGCCAAGATATTCTTCAAGTGGTTTCCATTTCGGCATACGGTATTATGCCTTTGCGTGATGTTCTGCGTCAAATCAAAAGGACTGGTTATGCAGAACACGTTGCCTACAGGACATAGCGATCGCACGGCTGCGATTGTCGAGCAGATCAACCGCCGGCACTCGGAATCGCGCGAGGTCACCGTCAAGGAGTTCGCGCTTCCCGATGACGTGGCGGAAGCACTGCGCCAGCTTGATGAACGGCTGAAAGCGCTTGAGGAAAAGTGCCTGGCGTTTGCTTCATTCGGCAGTGCTTTTGATGGCTTGTCGGCACGCATCAAAGCGCTTGAAGGCACACAGCCACGCATTGCCGACAATGATGCTGTGGCAGTGCCGAAGGCGTTCGGGGATCTGGTTGAGAAAGTCACCGAGCTTGCGCAAGCTGTTGCCGATCTTGAGGAAGGGTTTGCCGTTGTCGTCAGTGAGGGCGACCAATCGACAAGCATCAGCGTGACCGAAGAAGGTTCAACAGAACTGGCCAATGAGGTTGCTGATTTGACGGCAACCACTATGCGCATGTTCCACCAGCTCTTGAATGAGATCAACGAAGTTCGTCGTCGCACCAACAAGATCGACGGCGACGTGGTGGACCTGACGACATCGCTCGGACAGTTCGCACAGCAACGCGCGGGTTAGCGCGAAAGGAGGTGTGTAATGCGTGCCTCAATGTCTGATTGGCTGCGCCGGGCTGCGTTTGCGGCGGCCGGCATATCAATGGGTTTCACGGCATATTTTGGCTGGGTGACGGGCGGCGACGATCGTTTTGCGCAATATTTCAATGCCGCCGGCGGCGCGTTGATTTCTGCGGCTGTGCCGTTGTTTTTCCTGCTTGTCAGCTATGCCGAGCAACGTAAGGCGAAGGTGCCGCTTCGCATCTTTTTGATCTGCGGTGTTCTGTTCGGCGCCATGGATGCCGGGTCGAATACCGGCGCTTTGTTTGCCATGCGAGAAGGATCGCGGCTTGACGCGAACCATGCCAATAAGGTTTCGAAGGATGTCCATTCACGCCTGGCCTCGCTGGAAAGGCGAGAGGCGACATTGCTTGAAAAGACTTCGAATGTGAAAGTCTGGCGGGACACGCGCAGCATCAAGAAAAACATTGCAGACCTCGAAGCAAAGCGCGAACGCGAGTCCAAGCGAGGCGGGTGCGGGCGTCTTTGTGAAGGCATCGATGACGAATTGCGCAAGGAGCGCGATGAGCTGGCTGTATCCTTGACCGTAGAGCAGGCGAACTCTGAGCTTGCGACGATCCGCAAGGACATAGCCACGGTCAGAGCGGAAGCAAAGAAGACGCCTGGCAAGGTGTCGCCTATCGATGTGATCACGAACAAGATCGGAAAAATTGCGAACTGGGACTTGGCGCCGAATAAGAGTGTGCAGGAATTCGTTTACCTTGTCATGACGCTTGTTCTCGGTTGTGGTCTGACCATTCTTTCTGGCGGCCTCGGGTATGGTTCAAGCTGGCTCCGCGGTGGCGCGCCTCTTGAAGAGGATCAGAACACGTTCGCCAGCCGAGAATGGTTGCCGGCGCCTCAGCCGCTTCATGCAGAGCCAGCACCGCCCCGTCCGGCGCAGACGTTCCAGGCAACAGCCAGCGCGACAACAAACCCGGACGGCATGAAGGAGACGATGGAGGCCCTGGAGCGCGTTATGGCGCGCGTGCGAGAGCGCCAGAAGCAAAGGGCGGCGTCGGCATGAACATCACCGATCACAAGCTCGACGGTGCCCGATATGATCAAACGGCGCATATCGGCGATGTCATCGAGCCGACGCTCATCGTTGTGCACGGCACCGGCACGCGGATTGATAAGGGATCGGCAGTTGACTACTGCAAGAAGAACGCGCGAAAGGTTGCCTATCACATTATCATCGAGCGGGACGGTGAGATTGTACAGTTGGCGCCGCTCAATCGCCGTGTGAACCATGCTGGCCGGTCAAGCTGGAAGGGCAGGCAGTGGTGCAACAGCTTCTCGATCTCGATCGGGCTTGTTGATCCAGGCGAATTGAAGGGAACGCCAAAGAAGGCGATGGCGTTTTATCGCGAGTGGTTCGGTGAGCGGGACGGCTTGGTGGCAAAGGACACGCCGCATCATGGCCGGGGGCATATCTGGCTACCCTACACGCCAGAACAGCACGCCGCGATCAATGAGGTTGTGGCGTCGATCCGAGATGCCTATCCCGGTATCGACATTGCAGGCCACTACCAAGTCTCGCCAGGCCGAAAGATTGATCCGACGCCTTTGATTGACATCGCGGCGCTGGGAGGCACGGCGCCGACGCTCGATGAGGGCATGGCGGTTGCAGTTGAATCGACGCACAAGACGCTGGCCAAGAAGTCCCGCGAATACAAATCGACCAACATCCTTGGCGGCCTGATGGCGGGCGGTGCGGTTAGTACGTCCGTTGTTGAGGCGGTCAGTATTTCGAACATCCAAGCCACAAAAACCTATCTCGACGTGTTTACCGGCTTCGTCAAGGCATACAGTGCACCAGTCGTGATAGGCGCTTGCGTGTTCGGTTGGCTGATTTGCGAAGCCATCAAGCACTGGAAGCGTGAGAGCTACGAAAACGGGAATTATCAGCCTTCAGGTGACACATGATATGGGCACTATTTCGGGCCGTAACAGGCTCATTCATGGGGCGCATGGTGGCTGTCGGCTTGGCTGCGCTCACCGCGCTTGGCATCAACAATATGTATCAGCGTTCGATTGGCGGCAAGAAAGCAATCGCCAAGGTCATCAAGAAATCGAACGAGGTCGCCCATGAGCGCGATAAGAAGGTGCGCAAGATACGTCGCAATATCAGCCCTAACACTGCTTGGAAGCGGCTGCGCACAGAATATGCCAACACTGATTGAGACGGCGAAGCTGTGCGAAGCATGGACGGTCTACAAGCCGCGCAAGGGTGACGTGCTGAGTGCAAAATCAGCGGCGCAATTACTCGCCAATAATGAGGCACGCATTGTGTATGGCTGCAAGCGTTTGGAAAACGAGGCGGCATGATGGCATTCGGCGACTTGGATTTCGTGGCCGCTTTCCGCTTCATGGTCTGGACCGTGGCGCTTGCCGCGGCAATTGTGCTGGCGCATTACCGGCACCATACGCCAGTCCCGGAGATGAAGGTCCGCTTGCTTGGCGCTGTTATCGTCAAGCTCAGCCTAGCTGTGCACCAGTGTTATTACTGGCTCAGCTGGCGGCATAATACGGACGTTGAAATCCAAACGGCTCTTGAGAGCATCCGGCACATCACGAGTGTTGCCCTTGTGGGTATCGTGATCGGAAATGTGCTCATCATGCAGCCGTTGTTCACGAAATACGCCGGGCGCTGGTGGTGGCCGGCCGGTCTCGCCTGCCTCGTCGCGCTTTGGGCGATAGGATACGGAGACGCAAAGTGGCGGACATGAGACATGAACTTCGACCCATTGACCTACGCTCTGCGGCGGGTGGATCGCAACGAGGATCGCATTCGCCTCACAGAGCAGGCGACAATGCAGCACGAGGATCTGTTGCGATCGCACGGAGCACGCTTGGACCGGCTGGAAACCTGGAGGCAGAGATTGGACGGGCTCTTTCGCAAATGGCCCTACCTGGCCGCCCCGGCCGTCGTAATCGTAGCGAACATGACGCCGAAGGAGATCGGAGGGCTGATCGCCACGATCATAAAGGCTCTGGTATGAGCAAACATCTGTTTTGGTTTGCGATCTGGCTTGGCGGGGTGGTCGCAGGGATGCAGATATTTGCAGAGGTGCTAAGGAGCTTGTAAGGCCTTTCTAATCCTGTGGCGTTGCCGGTTTCAAACGCCAATGCGTCGGCGCCGGTTCCATTATTCCAGTAATGTCGGACAGGGCCGCATCGGCGTGGTCCCAATACGCCCCATCTGGTCCTTCGCGATAATAAGCAACCACCATATCGGGGAGGTCGCCAGGGACGTAGACGAGCACTTGCAGATCGTAATCCGGCAAAGTGTCTGCAACCTTTATCCAGTGGCTATCGCGCATCGTCGGGGCCTCCAATTCCAATTTTCCAAATCTGACGGCTACCGGGAATTCATCCCGGCTGTGGTACTTGGCCTGACCATCGCCACCCGCCGTCCCGGTGGTCTGGTTGATCCTATTGCTTCCGCTTTAACGGTCGCTCAGATCATCCCCTTGGGCATCTCGCATAGCGGGGCTCCAATTCCAAATCACCAGCGATAATAACCCAGGTCGCGGTCAGCCTGTTCGTGCGCCTCTTCACGTTCATGTCTTGCGGCGTCGCGGGCCTCGCGATCGCACTCGGGTTTGCCGCAAGTATCTAGGCGGTCATAGTCGAAATATGCGCCCATTTCTTCGCCGCAAGCAAAGCAGCGCCGCATTTTCGGCTGTCTCTTCTGGGTGTTCGTATTCATGGTGGCCTCTGTAATAATTAGCGCGCCGATCGCGCCATGCTGATTAGTGCGTCTCGAAACTCAATTGGCGTGGCTATGCTCTCACGTCGTCCAAGTGTCGGTTTGTTGCGACTTTTTCCGCGTTGATCGTGAAACCCTATCTGATGCGTCCCAACAATTCTGTCCCACTTCATCTCTGGTGGAAGACTGTCTCCTGAGTAGTAAAGCCACGTCGCTTTGTTGGCTCTGTGCCCATATGCAGATTGCCAAACCTCACACACCCATCCGCCATCAAACACTCGTTGCCATCCCATTGATACAGGTTCCGGCAAGCCGTGCGCGGCGAATGCTCGGCTATTAGCTGGGTGCTCCAAAACGCCACCCCATTCTCGCACGGCAGCAAGTGCGGCAGCAAAACACCCGCCATCATTTCCTGGCCGGTTGTGATCCCCACCCCACCGGCTGTAATTGACCGCAGCCATGTTGCCCCATCGCTGGCACGGTGGATGCGCTACAACAGGCCACGGGCCTGCGTAATTTCTTGCATCGCGCACTTCGCACCAAGCATCAACATCCGGCAGCCCCGCATAACATCCCTTTGGATCAATGTAGAGTGCAGCGATCACGCCGGGCCTTTGTTAGCTTTTTGCGTTCACGTGATCTGCAATATCGGCAAGCATATACTTGGCTTCGCCAGATAGCCCGTCACATACGCTCAGCCATTGCATCCCTGCTGGTCCCGGCCACTCCGAAACGCGCCGCGCGAGTTGGTTGAAGAAGTCGGCTTGCTGCTCGTGATCAAAAGTAGAAAACAGATCAGCGATGTCGTGCGCCATCGACTTGGGATCGTTTGGTAAGCCAATGTAGGTGTGTTCGCCAATGGTAATCTTTGTCGTCGCCATAGTCGGGCCTTTGCTCCCTTTATTTGACTTCCATTGTTCGAACGCCTGCGAGCTTCGCGCGACGCACCATGTCGGCAGTTCCGCGCCCGCCCGGAAATGCTAGAACCATGTCCGGTTTGAACGTTTCCAGCATCTGCTGATTTCGCTTTGGTCCAGCCGATCGGCCATGGGTTTTCCAGTCCGCTTTGAACGTGACCCACTCAACACGATCACAATTTGCCTTCGCCCAATCAAGGGCAAGTTCATCTGCGCCACTGGCGCCGCCCTGAGCAATCTTCATGCCATGAGCGTCTGCCAGCAAGCTATCGAGCATCTCGTTTACCTTGCCCTCATTGGCGTAGTGCCGTCCACCGCAAACGATGATCTTCATACGAGGCCCAAGTGGCAAGCATCAAGATATCGGAACGAACCGAAGGCGCCTCGCATTTACTGGTGGCCGAAGGGCCGTCGCCGCACGACATTCGAATGCAACTTACGCAAAAGCTCGTAACCGGCATCAACGGAAAGATCGACATGGAAGTTGCGCGACAACTTGTTTCGCTCGGCTGGACACCGCCGCCCGGTCATCCGGTACTCGACGATGAGAAAAATTCCTAGAGGGAGGCGCATTGCGAAACGCGCCTCCTAGCTCGTTTTCTACACAGCTTCGATTTCCTGGAGCCATTTCGGCTTGGGACCATAGCCGCCATATGACAATGTTTTGTCTGTCGGGTGATAGATGCGCGGCTTCTGTTTGATTTTGCGCCGTTTTGGCGTCGCGCCAACATCAAATATGTCAGTCAGCTTGAAACCAGCTTCGGCCGCCATTTTGCGCGCTTCGGTCTGAATGCGCGCCTTTTCTTCGTCACGCCGCTTTTCAATAACCTCTTCGGCATTAGCCTTGATGGCGATCGCTTCGCGCATCGTTACTTTTTTCCAATTGATTTTCGGCAGCATGTTTAATCCTTCCATACTATATCGCCGTTGAACTTACGCCAGCCACGAAAGCTGGAGCGCTTTTTTATGCCGGCATTCTTATCACGCAATCGGCGCGATTTTGCGATGACCGGCGCATTTTTCTTGGTCTTCCCGCTATGGCAAGATTTGCAGAGCACCCGGCAGTTATCCAGCCCGTTCCCGCCGTCAAAATAATCCTCT